ATCAGCAAGAGTGCCGTGCACCGCCACGGCAGCGCCCTGCAGGCGGACTACGATGAGGCCATGGCCGACGCACGGGGCCTGCTGGCGCTGACGCGGGCGGCGGGTGATCTGGGCGACTCCGGCAGCGAGCTGGCCCGCAGCAGCGCCGCCATCCTGCAGACTGACCTGGTGCGCACCGCCTTGGAACTGCGCAAGGAAACCGACCCGGCCAAGCGCATGGAGCTGCTGGCCAAGGCCACCAAGGCCCAGGCGGACATCGGGCGGATGACGATTGCGGCGGAGAAGTGGCAGGCAGAAATGGCCGCCAAGGTGGACGCCAAGATGGCCTCCCTGGAAGCGGAAGCGAAGTCCGGTACCGGCCGCTCGTTCGATGCCGAGACCCTGCGCATCGTGCGCGAAGAAATCTACGGCATCGTCAAATGAGCGCCGCAGTCCCGCTCTTCGACTACCAGAAGCGCTGGCTGCTGGACGATGCCCGCTTCAAGATCGGCATGTTCGCCCGCCAGACCGGAAAGACGTTCACGACGACGCTGGAGCTGGTGGACGACTGCTTCGAGGCCGAGGCTGCCGGCCGCAAGGCCCGCTGGGTGATCCTCTCCCGCGGCGAGCGCCAGGCCAAGGAAGCGATCGATGAAGGCGTGAAGAAGCACGCCAAGGCCTACCGCCTGGCCATCCAGGAGATTGAGGGCGAGTTCAAGGGCGCCTCGGGCGAACGCTACACCCAGCTGGACGTGATCCTGCCTGGCGGCTCCAAGATCACGGCGCTGCCGGCTAACCCGGACACCGCCCGTGGCTTCAGTGCGAACGTCTTCCTGGATGAGTTCGCCTTCCATGCGGACAGCCGCAAGATCTGGACCGCGCTGTTCCCGGTGATCTCCAACGGCTGGAAGCTGCGCATCACCTCCACGCCTAACGGCAAGGGCAACAAGTTCTACGAGCTGATGACGGACAAGAAGCTGGCGTCCGTCTGGTCGCGGCACCTGGTGGACATCCACCAGGCGGTAAAGGATGGCCTGCCGCGGAACGTCGAGGAGATGCGCCTGGCGCTGAACGACGAGGACTCCTGGGCGCAGGAATTCGAATTGAAGTGGCTGGACGAGGCCAGCGCCTGGATCAGCTTCGACCTCATCGACGGGGTGGAGCATGACCGCGCCGGCCGGCCGGAGAACTACACGGGCGGACCGTGCTTCCTGGGCGTGGATATCGGCGCCCGGCATGACCTGTTCGTGATCTGGGTGCTGGAGCAGGTCGGCGACGTGTTCTGGACCCGGGAGATCATCAGCCGCAAGCGCATCAAGTTCGCGGAGCAGGATGAGCTGTTGGCGGATGTCTTCCGCCGCTACAACGTGATCCGCTGTTGCATGGACCAGACCGGCATGGGCGAGAAGCCGGTGGAAGATGCTCAGCGCGAGCACGGCATGAGCCGTGTCGAAGGCGTCATCTTCTCCGGCCCCACGAAGCTGGCCCTGGCCACCATCGGCAAGGAAGCCTTCGAGGACAAGCGGCTGCGCATCCCGCTGGGAGACCGGGACCTGCGGGCGGACCTGCACAAGCTGCAGAAGGTCAAAAGCCCAACCGGTGCGCCGCGCTTCGTTGCCGACAGCGACGACGCCGGCCACGCCGACCGTGCCTGGGCGCTGTTCCTGGCGCTGAATGCCGGGGACAACAAGATGCCGCCAGCGGCGGGGGCTTCCGTGGAGGCCGAGGCGGATACCTACCGTTCCGACCGGGGGGCTCGGCACGGAATGAAACGACGCGTGTAACGGACCGCCATGGCGGCTCTCCGGGGTCGCGGGGCTACGGATGCTTGCGCCACGGAGGCCGGGCGGCTTGTGACGCGTCATAACGCGGTTTTTGCGGTAAGGAAACAGAGGCGAGACATGGGGATTCTGGGTGACGTTGTGAAATGGTGGGTTGGCGCGGATGAAGCGCTGCCGGAGGTGCCCCTGCGCGAGGCGGCGGGCGCAACCATCGATCCGGACGATGAGGAGGGCTGGCGCCGGCTGTCCGGCGACTCGCGCCGGGATTTGTCGCCCCTCTCGCAATCCCGCATGCAGGAAACCGCTGTCTATCTGTGGGACGGCAACCTGCTGGCGAACCGGATCATCGAACTGCCGCTGGCCTACCTGCTGGCGGAAGGGATGGCGCTGCGCTCCGACGACGAAGACTTGAACGCCATCCTGAAGCGCTTCTGGCTCGACCCGATCAACTCCATGGACCTGAAGCTGCCGAAGAAGGTGCGGGAGCTGTCCCTGTACGGCGAGCAGTGCTGGCCGGTCTTCGTGAATCCCATGGATGGCCACGTCCGGCTGGGCTACCTGGATCCAGCGCTGATCGCCACGGTGGTTGTGGATCCGGACAACCCGGAACAGGCCATCGGGATCGTCACCACGAAGGACAAGAAAGGCGCAGCACGCCGTTACCGGGTGATCGTGAATGGGCCAGAGGATGTGTTTACTGAGCGCACCCGGCTGATCCGCGAGACCTTTGACGATGGCGAGGCGTTTTTCTTCACGGTGAATGATCTTTCGAACGGTAAAAGGGGGCGCTCTGACCTGCGTGCGCCGGCGGACTGGGTGGATGCCTACGACGAGTTCCTGTTCGGTGAACTGGACCGCGCTGCATTCCTGCGCGCCTTCGTGTGGGATGTGAAGCTGACCGGCGCCTCGCCAGAAACCGTCGAGGAGCGAGCCAAGAAAATCATGGCGCCGCGACCGGGATCGGTGCGCGTGCATAACGAGGCGGAGGAATGGACCGCCGTCAGCCCGGGCCTGCAGGCCGGCGACTCGGGGGAGGCGGCGCGACTGTTCCGTAACCACGCCCTGGGCGGCGCCACCATCCCGGAGCACTGGTTGGGCGGTGGTGGGGATGTGAATCGGGCGACTGGGGAGAGCATGGGCGAGCCCACGTTCAAGATTTTCTCGATGCGGCAGGGCACCTGGCGGTACATCCTGCAGAGCGTGGGGCGCTACGTGCTGCGGCAGCGGATCATTGCCTTGGAAGGGGCCGAGCCGGAGTGGGACGACGAGCGGCTGACGGTGGAGGCGATCTTCCCCGAGATGACAAGCCGGGACACGACCAAGTACGCGGCGGCGCTGCAGCAGGCGGTGGTGGCCACGGCGCTGGCGGTGGACAAGAAGTTCATCACGCCGGAGACGGCGGTGGCCATTGTGGCCTCCATCGCCGGCCGCCTGGGGGTGGAGATTGATCCGGCGGCGGAGTTGGCCAAGGTGGCGAAGGCCAAGGCCGCAAAAGCCCGGGATGATGTGTTCCCGCCGGCGTCCGATCCGATGCCTGCGTAAGCCATGGCAATCCCTGAAGGGCAAGCCGCCGGCGCGGCGATGCGGGATGAGCTGGCTGCGCGCACGCGGATCATCAACGACACGGCCGGCGAAATCCGCGCGCTGCTGAAACAGGTCGCGGCGAGTATCAAGGCGACACTGCTGGGGCAGCCCTCCGACTATGAGCAGTGGTATCTGCCGCAGCTGCAGGCTGAGATCGAACGGGCGCTGAAGGCTGCCGCCGGCGACGCCGCAGCGGCGGTGGATGCCGGCATGGTCAGCGCCATTGATGGCGGCCGCGCCCTGGTGGATCGCCCCCTGGCGGCCGGCCTGCCGGAACTGCGCCTGGCGCTGCCGGTGATCCAGGTGCCGCAGCTTGAGGCCATGCGTGCCTTCGCTACATCAAAAATTGGCGGCATCACCCTGGCGGCAGCGGATCAGATCAATACCCAGTTGGGCCTGGTGATGATCGGGGGGCAGACGCCCCATGCGGCAGTTGAGGCCGTCACCGCGCTCCTCGAGGAGGAGACAACACGACGCGGGGTAACCATCGTGCACACCCAGCTGGCGCAGGCCTACTCCACCGCCAACCAGGCGCGCATGGATCAGGCCGTGGCGGAGGTGCCCGGCCTCAAGAAGAAGTGGCTGAAGTCAGGCAAGCTGCATCCGCGGGCCAACCACGACGCCATCCACGGCCAAATTCGCCCGGCGGCGGGCAAGTTCGACCTGGTGACGGCCAAGGGCGAACCCCTGCAGATGGCCCATCCCCACGACCCGACGGCGCCTGCCGGCGAGATCATCAACTGCGGTTGCGTGGCCGTGCCGGTGGTGCCGGGCTGGGAATCGACGCTGCCGGGCACCGCAGACTAAAACCTAAAGCCCTTTAATTTTCACTGCCGCGTGCGCGCGGCACTCTGGCGCCTGTTCAATCGACAACAGGAGCCTGAAATGGCGGATTTCACCAAGGCGGACGCGGCCAAGCTGGTCAAGCGCGTTGTTCCCGAGTTCAAGGATGGCAAGCCCGCGGGCACGGTTGAGAAGGCCGTCAGCGAAACCGAGGTGCTGGCCTTCCGCGTGGACGAGGCGGCAAATCGGATCACCGTGGTCACCACGGATGGCCAGAAACTGACCGGTCTGCTGAAGGCTGGCAAGTAACATGCCCCGGCCCATTCCCTCCTCCGGTATCCGCGGCGCCGTAGCGCTGCGGGAAGCCGCGGCGGTGACCGAGTTCCGCCAGATCATGGACCTGGTGCGCGAGGCCATCGGCCGCAAGTTCATGGCCGCCGACCCGGCGATCCGGGATGTCCCGTGGATCTGCATTGAGGCCATATACCTGGATCGGGCCGTCATCGAGAAGGACGGCAAGTACTGGTCCTATCCCTATACCGTTACCGGCACTGAAGTCACCCTGGGTGATGCGACCCAGGTGGTGGAACAGTACGTCCCCATGAAGGAAGCCGCGCCGATCCGCGAGGGCGTGTTCCTGGAAGCGGTTGCCGCCAATGGCGAGGCCACTTCCGGAAAGTGGCTGATCCGCGTCATCAAGGCGGGACTGTCCGCGAACGGCGTCGTCTATCCGGACGCCGTGCTGCGGGAAGCCGCGCCGCGCTTCGGTGGCGCACGGGTTTTCATCAAGTCCGACGCCGAGCACATCAAGGGCGCCGGAAAGGATGTGCGCAATCTGATCGGCGGCCTGTCGGACGCCAAGTTCGTGGAAGGCGCGGTGCCCGGCACTGGCGAAATCCAGGCCGTGTTTACGCTGATCGAACCGGACGGCGCCGAGGCCGTGAAGTTGCGGGAAGCCTACGACCGGGGCCTGTCCGGCCTGTTCGGCTTCTCCATCGACGCCAGCGGCAAGGTCAAGCCCGAAACCCGCGGGGGCCAGAAGGTCAAGGTCGCCCAGTCCATCACCAGTGTCCAGTCTGTGGATCTGATCGTCGAGCCCGGGGCGGGTGGCGAGTTGATCCGGCTCGTTGAAGCCGCCCCGGAACCCCATAACCCCCAGGAGGAAGACATGGGTCTGCGTGAAAAGATGGTGGCCGCGATTGCGGCCAAGAAGCCCGGCTATACCGGCGTCGGCATGACTGACGAGCAGCTGGAAACCGATTACCGTGAAGCCGTGGCCGGCCAGTTTCGCCCCGCCGCGGAAGTACCGGGGCAGGACACTCTGGAAGCTGTGCGCCTGGTTGAAGCGCGCATCAGCGCCCGCAGCCTGGTTGGCGCTTGCACGCTGCCTCAGGCGGCAAAGGACAAGCTGCTGACCCGCTTCGTCGAAGCGACCGCTCCCTTCACCGATGCGGACGTGAAAGCGGCCATTGAGGATGAACGCGCCTACCTGGCCAAGTTCGTCGAGGCCGGCAAGGTGACGCTCTCCGGCCTGGATGTAGAAGTGGAAGATCGCTCCCAGAAGATGGCCGGCATGCTGGATGCCTTCTTCGACCCGGCCCACAAGGATCACGGCGCGACCCAGAGCTTCCGCGAGTGCTACATCGAGATGACGGGCGACACCCGCGTCACC